ATTCAATGTAAGTTTTATCAGATTTATAAATGATTGTAAATCCACTATTGATTCTACTTTTCCAGACAATAATAATTTCAATGCTGATGATTGTGCTTTATGGGAATATCGATTTGGAATTATTACAGATACGACATTGCCTGTTGCAGACAGAAGAGCGGCTATTTTAAGAAGGATGGGAAGAGGGCGAAACGTTCCGGCCAGACAGCATAGAAATTATATTGAATACCAATTACAAACAGCCGGATTCGATGTCTATGTTTTTGAGAATGGATTCATCGAAGGAGGTGTTAAAGTCTATAAAAAACCAGAAGATATTATTGCAGGAGGATCAGGAGTTGTTCAACACGGAGGAGGTTCACAACATGGAATCGGAATGCAACATGGAGGAGGAACATCTGAAGTTATTGCAAATTCATACAAGCCAAATGAGCCATATTCTGTTTCAGATGAAAGATTATGGGCAACGTTTTTTATTGGTGGCTCTGTTTTGGGAGAAATGGCCGAAATTCCAATAAAAAGACAGGAGGAATTTAGAGAACTTGTATTAAAATTGAAGCCTGCACACCTTGTAGCTTTTACTTTCATCAATTATGTTTAATTTTGTTTAAAATAAAAAAAATATGATACCATTAAAAAGTAATATAAACGTAGACAATAGCGATCCATCAAATTATCCTGATGGACGTGTTAAAGATAATACCGGAACCGGAAATGGAACTCCCGTAGATAGAAATGTTTACGGAGATTTGCATTCAAATATTTCAAGGTTGATGCGAGAATACGGTATCGTGCCAAGTGGATTGCCAGACAATGAAACTAACGGGTATCAAATAATTCAGGCGTTATCAGCTTTAGCATCTAAAAATGATTTTATATACGCATTAACCACGAGTGCAGGAGTTTTAAATATTGATATTAAATTATCAAATATGAAAACAAACGAATTTTTAATCTGTAGAGCATCTGCCGACAAAACAACTGAAACGGCTATAAAAGGAATTGGAGCAACTACTTTTGCTGTTTTATATTCAGGAAGTTTTAAAGCAAATGAATATGTTAGATTGATAAAAACTGTTGCAGGAGTTTCTATTGTTAGAATTGCAGATTGGGAAAGTTTAAATGCAATGGTTGCTGATTTTAGTTACCTAAAAAAAGCATCTCAGGCACAAGAGGATGCCGGAGCTGTTGATACTGTTGCAACCACTCCATTGGTTAATAAAGTCGCTTTTGCTAAAAGGGTTACAGGAATAGATTCAGCAACATATTTAGCTTCTGCTTCTAATAATGGATTGATGTCTGCTGCACAGTTTTTACAATTGGCAGGATTATCAGGAGTAAGGAACAGAGGTTGGTTTAGTGGATTGGATGTAGGAGCTTCTGGATCTTTGCCAGTTTCAGGATATACATCTGCTGTTTCTACAGGAACTGGTGGGGTAGATGATGAGTCTTTCGTATTGGTTACTATGCCTGTTGCAATGGATAATTTAAACTACAGGGTTGAATGCTTCATTGAAAGTGAAGGAACCTTAGGAAATGATAACGAAATTGGCGGCATAGTTTTTCAGCCAGTTACAACTACTACTTTTAATGTGTCTATTCGAGGATTAAATGTAATAACCAATAGTTTGAAAGTACACATGGATGTTAGACAATTATTATAAAAAAAATATATGAGAACAATAAAAAATTTAGCAGTACCTCAAAATTCAGATGCAAAATTTCCATTCAGTACAATTCTAAACGACACAGATACTAATGATGGTACACCAGTTGTAGAGGAAATTTATGGAGATGTTTTGACCAACATTTATAAGTTGTTACAGACAGTTGGGATTGTTCCAACAGGAACGCAAGATAATGACATAACTCAGTATCAGATTTTAGAAGCCTTACAAATATTGCCAAACCTTATTAATGGCTCTGAATATGTCTTGACACTAGCCGGATCGGTATGGAGTATTCCATTAAAAATAGAATTGTTGCCAGATAAATATTTTTTTATTGCAAGAGCTTCTGAAGCTTATGTAAATGGAGCTTCTTATACATTCAAAGGTTCAGGAGTAACTTCATATCCATTTTCAAGTGCCGGATTCAAAGCGTCTGATGAGTTATTGGTCATTATAGATCAATCAGGAGTAAGAGCGTATTCGCTTTCTTTTTTAGAGACAGCATCCGAAAATGTTTTCACTCCAATGGGATTGCCTATTGCATTCAATGACAGTAACAAAATGTATTATCAATCAGACGGAAATTTGGTGAGCGATACTCCAAGTATTAATGACTTACAATCAATAATCAGAGTGGAAGTTTCCAACGGAACAGTATTGGTAAACGATATGTTTATTTCAAATGGATTCGTAATTTGTTTTTGTTTAATTCCATCTACAAATACATTTTTCTTCAGACAATTTGAATTAATCGATTTAAGCGAGTCTTTTGCAGTTTCCTTAGTTGGTACTGTTTTTGGAAATTCAAGCAATTTCACGCCATATGTGTACGCAAAACAAGGTGCTTTTTACATTACCAATTCAATGAATACTTCTGCAAATGATTATGCAGTTACAAAATTATCGTATAATCCAGGAACAGCTCAAATGACATTTGTCTCTTCAGTGAATTTGGATGCATCTTTTGTGAAGACTTCAAACTCTGCTGTGAAACTAGAAAAGCTTTACACTTTGATTACAGGAGTATTGACTTCTTATGATTTGGGTTCCGGAACTAAAGTTGTATTGGGAAATTATGGAAGTATAAATGGAAATTTATTTGGCTTCAATGGAAATGTTTATTTTGGTTCCGGAGAAGTAGCTAAAATTTGGAATTTATAAAATAAAATATCATGAGGCTTGACGTTAACACCAATGCTAATATAATACTAACATCAAAGTTGGAAAGGTTGAATAAATCAGCCTTTCCTTCTGCCGTTAGGAGCACATTGAATGATGCGGCCTTTGAACAAAAAAAGGTAAATTTACCTTTGTCGGCTGCTGCCAATATGAATGTTAAAAATCCTTCATTCTTTAAGAGATACACAGGCGTTAAAAGAGCATCCGGTTTTAATGTTTCAGGAATGTATTCTGAGGTCGGTTTTTCTCCTTCAAATGAAATTAAAGCCAAGAAAGCTTTGGAAGGTATGGAAAAGAATGAGGTTGGAGGAACAGACAGCGAAGGAGGTATGTATATTGGGAAATCCAGAGGAGCAAAAGGATTGGTTAAGCGTAATGCCAGATTCAATAAATCTAAAGTTCTTAAGACTAAATCAAAATCCAACGTTGCTAGGATGTATGCAAGTTCAAAAGAAAACAAAGCTGTTTTCATAAACACTTCTAAAGGACGCTTTCTGGTTCAGGTTAAAAGTTTTGAAAGAGGAGCAGATGGCGGTTCTCCAAAGATAAAATTAGATTTCTTAATGCGACATAGAAAACAGCATACGGCCAAAGCAAAAGCAACTCATTTCACAAAAGAAGCTGCAATTAAAACCTCAAAACAGATTGAAGGTTTTTATAACGCCAATGCAACATTTCAATTCAATAAAGTTTTAAAAGCAACAAGGTAAAAATATAAGCTATGACTTGGCAAGAAAGAGTAGATAATATAAGATTCAGTATTAAAACCGGAGATGGAAAAGTTTTTTTTCCATTGTACAAAGGTGGGGAATCTGAGAGAGAATATAATACATCATCATTTGAATTTATCAATGTGTATGGAACTTTGGTTGATCGTAAGAAACCAAAATCTCGTAAATTTCCATTGGTATTTTATTTTCAGGGAGCAGACAATATTGAGCAGGCAGACTTGTTTGAGACTTCTGCTGATGATCCAAGGCCATGGACTGTAAATCATCCATTTTACGGAATGATTTCAGGTCAGCCAATCAGCATAAAAAGAGATGATTCAAGTTTGAATATTACAGAGGTTACAGTTCCGTTTTGGGAGAGCATAGATGCAGATTATCCTTTTGCAAATTATTCAGTTAAGGACAACACAAGAGATCGCCACGACATTGTTTATTTTGCTGCTGCACAATCTTACGTGACAAATGTAGAATTTACTTCTGCAGATATTTCTAAGAATGCTGCAAGTATTGTTGATATGGCAGGAGATATGAAAAGCATTCAGGATGATTCGACTTATGCTACATTTCAGAACGCATTAAATTCCGGATTAAAAGCAATTGACAAAATGTTGGAAGATCCATTGAATGCAATAGAATCGATCCAAAACTTTTTAGATTTGCCATCGACATACGAGCAGGCCATTAAAGGACGTATGGCTTCTTATGAAAGTACTTATCGTAGATTAAAATATTCTATCAAAACATTGGCAGATAAAAAGTATTTTGAATCAACAGGAGCTTCAACAATTGCATCTATGGCCGTTGTTGCTGTAAATCCACAATTTGGAGATTATGTTCTGGTTTCAGATGTTGAGGCTATGACTTCTAAAATTGCTGCTATTTATGATGATTACATGACCACGTTGGATGAATTGAAAGTTTCAGTTTATGATGTAAATAACACTTACAATGCCGATGCCACAACTCAAACTGAATTAAATTCATTGGTTAATTTTACAATTGCCAACTTGTACCAAATGTCATTCCAGACAAAAAGAGAAAGAATTGTGTACACAGACAAAAAAACAAATGTAATTTTGTTAACTCATAGATATTTGGGAATGGATGATGAGGACGAAAATATTGCAACCATGATTCAAACCAACAACATTAAATTAACTGAATTGTTTTCCATAGAAAAGGGCAGAGAAATTAAATACGCAAAATAATTTACAAAAAAAAATATTTTTTTTTCTGGGAGAACAATAACACATCAAAGCAATGAGAATTACAATATCAGGACAAAACGTTGATTTCTTCACCTCCGGAACTATAACTTTAAAGTTGGATTCCATTGCATCTACATTCGAATTTGCTACAAGGTTTGCTGCACAAGATCCAAAACACCAAGAATTGTTAAAGCCATTGCAATATAAGGAGATTCAGATATTCAACTCTAAGGACAGATTAGTTTTCACAGGAACTATTTTGAATCATCGTTTCAAAAGCAATAAGGGGAGGGAGTTGGTGTATGTTTCTGGCTACTCAAAATCTGGAATCCTTGAGGATGTTTCTATTCCAGTTTCTGCATATCCATTGGAGAGCCGTAACAGATCCCTTAAGGATATTGCTGACAGATTATGCGGATTGTATGGAATTAACGTGTTGATTTCTGAGCAGGGTAAAACCATAACAGATGTAGTTATTAAGCAAAAAAGCAAACGTGCAGCCAGTACAAAGTCTACATATGCAGATTTAAAAGCAAAGGCAAATTCTGTTTTCGGTAGAACCTCGGCCAGTCCATCGGAATCAGTAAAAGATTATATAGCAAAACTGGCAAGTCAAAAGAACATAGTTCTGTCTCATAACGAAAAGGGAGATGTTTTATTTTTCCAACCTGATTTACTGCAAAAGCCAAGATACTTTTTTACTAAAGGAAATGGAGTTGAAATGACTGCAGATTTTAATGGTCAGGCAATGCATTCGGATGTAAATGTGGTTAGGCAGCCTAGCGACGATAATGCAGGAGTTTCTACAACAGATGTAGCCAAGAACTCATTAATTGGAAAATATCGTCCTACAACAAAGATTTTGACCTCTGGTGAGGACACAGACACAAAAGATGCAGCTAAAAATGAAGTGGCAGATGAATTAAAGAACATTAACATTACGGTTAGCCTGCAAGGTTTGTTAGATGAGATTTATCCTGGCGAAATCGTAAACGTACACAATCACTACATTTATTCATATGCGTACAATAGATTTATGGTTAATACAATAACTATGAAATTCGATGAAAGTTCAGATACAACTGAGTTAGGACTGGTTGTACCAGAATCATATTCAGGTGGTCCGGTGATCAGAAATATTCTGTACAATCACAGTGATGAGGACCATCATATCGAACCGCACTTAAATGAGGACAATAGTTTGTACACAAATAATATTAACATTTTATAATTTCCAAAAAAGAAAAAAAATTTTTTTTATTTTTTTTTCTACACGCAAAGAAATAATTATTTTTTTTTTTTTTTTTAAAAGC